TTCTAAAAGAGCATTTCTTATTTCAGATGAACCTTTAGATTCATCAATTTGATCGTGGATAAGCTTTTCCATTCTTCTCGCAGCTTTTTGAGCTGGAGAAACTTCTAAAGCTTGTGGGTTTGGGCTAAAGCCTTCAATAAGTTGTTCTTCTACTTGATCTTCAATAGATTCAGTAAAAACTCCTTTATTAAATGTAGCTCCAGCTTTTAAAGTTTTACCATCACCTTCAAAACCAACATCATATGGATTATCTATTCTATTACCTATATCATCAGGTAATTCACCTATAGATGTTTCGATTCCGGGTTGTGGATTATTAATATCTAAATGAGCATGTTCTAACTCACCTTCAGGTATTTTAGTTTCTGCAATACCAATAGGAAACTTACCTGTACCAAAGATAACATCAACAAGTTGTCCAAAGGCAGCAAGGACTTTTGTTTTTGTAATCTTTACAAAGATTCTAGACTTTTCAGAGTCTCTAAACTTGACAGACTTATTATAAAGACCTCTGTAATTTTCATAGGCTTTTAACCAACGAGTTTCATCAAGATTTCTTTTATCTTCTGCTGAATAATACCGATCTTTAATTATTCCAACAAGGTTAGTTTGTTGTTCTAATTCTAAATCTAAACTTTTACCAGCTTCGCCTTCAACATCCATATAGATATTATCAGCGTTTAAAAATGTATTCTCGTTGTCTGCCATATATTACTAGTAACCAAATGTAGAATCAGTCGGCTGGTATATATCCGTTTTGATTCTTAACATCCTTTCGTGAGGATGATCTAACCTAGGTCTGCTCATGATCATATACCTTAGTGCATCATAAGCGTGATCAGGCGAGTGAGTATCCACATCTTCAGGATTACTCTTCGCTAAAGGTAAACTTTGCAACTCTTTAATTAAATTCGTGCACGTATTAAAGATTTGCAATCTTGGTCTACCTGTTTCTCTGTTAGGTCGTAAGTATTCGTGTATCTGTACTTTACCAGCCATTCGGTTTTTATCAGCTCTTCTAAGTTTATGTCCTTTGATAGCTAACATTTCACCTATGGTTGGACCAGTATAACCAGTCCTTGCCCATGCTGCTGTATCTAATACACCACTAATCGACTTAACTTCGTTTGCTTCCATCTCAGTCAAAGTGTCTGCGAGTGCTTCGCCTGTAAGACCTTTTCTGTATAATTCTCTATATATGATGAGGGTCTTGTCTTCAGGGTCTACCACACCCCACAAACAGCAACTTTCAGAAGCGTAACCGTAGTCAATACCTTTTAGTCTTTCCCACCAAGTCGGAACATCGAATGGAGGTATGACATGTACTGACTTGTCAAATTCTGCGAATGCTGCTCCTTCGGATATATCCCAATTACCTTCCAACAATTGTCTTCGTTGGATAGCTGGTAGGGATTCCAGCATTCTTTCATATTCACCGTCTTCAGCAAGAAAAGGATTATCCTGTAATCTTGCTGGTATAAACTTTCTTGTTAGACCATCTTTACCCTGAAAGGTTTTATTTTCAGGAGATGGTTCTATATATCTCTTTTTAACCCAGTGTGCACCAACGCCACCCGGGTTAGCAGTGCATCTTAAATAAGTTGGAAGTTCAGGATTCGTAGTTCTTAAACGTGAAGCTAAATAGTTCCAACCAAATTCAGTTGGTAAATGTGTTATCTCATCAAAGCCAATCCAACTATATGCTTGTCCTTGATAACGATACACATCTGCATCACGTTCTAAGAATCCAAACTCGATCTTAGCACCACTTGGAAACTGCCAAAGTTTTTCAACTTCTTTAAACTTAGCACCTTTAAATGCTTTAGGATACAGTTCCCGAGATTTATCAATAATCTCTCTAAGTTCCGGCATTGACCTTCTTAATATCAAAGCTCTATGCTCTGCGAAGTGACAATACCTCAGTGGGTCTATAAGCATTGCAAAGCTTTTTCCACCACCGGCTGCTCCACCGTATAATACATCTTTTTCAGAAGCAGCTAAAAAATCTGTCTGAGGTCCTTCATTAGGCATGAAAGCCACATGAGAACCTGTTTCATCTAAATGCTTTTGTATTTGATCAGGTAACGTTTTAGTTTCTGATTCTGTTAAAACATTAGATGTTAAAACTTTTTCTTCACTGTCAAGTTCTTTCTTGACTCTAGCTAAACTTCGTGTTAGCTTTTTAACTTTCTGATTCTTCTTATCTAATTTCTTTTTAGCCTGTAAAGCTAACTTAATATCAGAAAGTTCACTGTTCTTTGGTCTACCCGGTTTCTTCTTGGGAGTACCATCTTTCTTTAGTATATAGCTCCCATCAGGGTTTGTCAAGTAATTTTGAGGATTTTTTTCCCAATCCTGCATTAGCTTCTAAAGTTTTTATCTATGTATTTCTTTAATCCGGGTCTAGAAATACTTCTACCTGTTTCGGATTCTAACCAATCAACACCTATACCTAAACTTATTTCACCGTTTACCACAGCTTCAGCTACTTCTTCAATCATCTCAATCTGTTCAGGAATAGGTTTTAAATAACCTTCAAAGTGTTCATCTAACTCATAGCCAAACGGTACAGTTGATGAAGTTCTTCTTATGTGAGTATCAGGTCTAAACATTATTTAACCTTACGATATTTCCTAGTTTTTCTTGCAATCTTTTTAGGTTGCTTAGAATGTTGTTTACCTTTTGCTGTATCTTTTCTTTTCTTTCTTGAGGTAGCTCTGTATTCTTCATCAGTTAATGCATCACGAGCTGCTTTAGGTAAGTAACGTTCTCCTGTTTCAGAAGACTTCTTACCTGACTTAGTACCCCACTTTTGTTTGGTCCAAGACCTAAGACTTCTTTGACTTTTTTTGAGTGCCATGCTTTTTCCTAATTGCTTCTTTACCTTTTTTAGCTATACTAGCCTGTTGAGTTTTACCAGCTACTTTAGCTCGTTGTTCTAAAACTGTAAGTATTTGTATCTTTCTTGCAAAAGGTTTTTTAATTCTTTTGACTTTCGCAACCGTTGCTCTCGCATCGGCTGGAGTTGCAAACTTAATACTAACGGTATCCTTTGGATTCTCATCAGTGTATAAACGTCTGCCACTACCTTTCGGCTTTTTACCAGTTCCGACTTTTGGGTCTTTTTTATTTATAGCCACCACCTTTAGACTTATACTCTTTCGCTAAAAGCTGGGCTTTCCGAGCTGACCATTGACCGGGTTTACCACCACGAGAACCAGCTTTGATCTTCTCGAAAAGCCTCTTACGCATAGTCGGCTTCGTATAGTTGCCGGCTTTGTTTACAGTAGACTTCTTTTTAGTCGTTCTTTTCGCTGTTGTTTTCTTTCTTGGCATTTTTTCCTCCGAAGATTCGATCCCAATTATCTCTATATTCTTTAGTGTAAAATCCGGGTCTAGGGTTAGCTCCCTTTGAACCGTGTGTATTTTTGTAGATAGGACTCCTGAATGTTACAGGTTTCTCATCTGAACCTATCTGTGGCATAATTTATCTTCCCAATCATCTATGGCTTTTGTTATGCTTTCTTCTGCTAAAACACTACAATGTAATTTAATAGGAGGTAGTTCTAAAGCATCAGCTATATCTTTATCTTTAATAAGTTTAGCCTCTTCAATAGTTTTACCTTTTAGCATATCAACAAACATAGTACTTGAAGCTATAGCAGAGCCACAACCATAAGTTTTAAATCTAACATCATCAACAATATACTGGTTACCTTGAAGTTTACATTTAATTTGTAACTTCATTACATCACCACATGCTGGAGCACCTACCATTCCTGTTCCAACATTTGAGTCTTTAGGATTAAACCTACCAACTAAATGTTCTTTAGGATTATTTAATACTCCTTCAAATCTGTCAATAACTTTTTGTGAGTAAGCCATTTAAAATACTAATGAGTTAATATAAAAACATAGTAGCATTAAACCAAACATACCTACTTGAATAACTGACATCAGTGCAACAATACTTAATTGTCTATCTGCCCACCAGCTTAATTCAGTTTTTTGCCACTTATCAAAGTCCATATTACTATTTACTTAAACCAACCTTTTACAATGTCAGTCCATTCAGGCATGTATTTGTCAACCAAACACCAACCAACAATACCAACCAATCCTATAATAATTAATATTTCCATATTACCATTTCACCTTGTCAGCCCAATATGCTGCTGACATTTTACCACGTGCAATATTTTTAGCATGTCTAGCCTTAAAAGACTTACGTTTTGCTTTCATTCGTGCTGATTCACCTGCTTTAGGTTTACCAGCAGTCTTAGCTCCTTTTTGACCAAACCTAATTGTTTTAATCTTGTCACCTTCTTTAGCAACAACAATATGTGATTTCTTAGGGTGATTAGGAGTTCGTTTAGGTTTATTATAACCACTTACTCCTGCTCTTTCTAGTCTTGAGTCTTTTTTCTTTGCCATTAATGCACCGTTCTATTAGTTTCAGTATCGACTGTTGTAGGATACCATGTATCATCATCATTGACAACGAGAGTATCTAACTCTCCTACAACAATCAAACCACTCTGTTCTGCTGCTTGTTCAGCCTTTTCAAAGCTTGAAGCAACAATGTTAGGTCCTGCAAAGACCTTACCATAGACTTCCATCTCAGTCAGATATATCTTCATAATCTCCTTCTTCTAAATCTAGTGGAGCTTTATCAGGCATAAGGAAAATCCCACCTGAGTTTACATTATGATTAACATCTACTCTGTCCACTTTACCAACACCAACTCTATCTAATAAGGTTTGAGCTGCTGTTAGTTTGTTATTAGCCTGTATAATAGGCTTCTTTGATTCCATGATCTCTACGAGCTTGAATGCTGCTTTGGGTGCAGAGTTCGCTAGAATCTCTTGAGTTAACTCTAGTATCTCACCTTTCAATGTCTTGACAACATGATGATAGTGACTAGAGTATCCTGCAAGTTCAGCAGCCTTCTTAGCATCACCTTGACATTCGACAAGATGATCAAGAAATAGCTGTTGTTTTTCTGTAAGTTCTCGTTTAGTTTGAGTCTTATCTACAGTTGGAAGTATTGCCATATTCCTTATTATAGTAATACATTAAAGACTTGTCAAGTTTTTCAAGCTTTTTGTTTAAAACACTTGACAAAATCGAATCTGAAGTGTACAATAATATTGTGCCCTCCGGGGGTCAAATAGTACCTCCCACACCCTTTAACGTTATGAAAAAACTGCTAGAACAGCTCGAAGTCTTATGCCTATTCCTATTGTTCTCTACAACAATAATAGCATTAGTCTAGTAGTTAAAAAACCTTCAAAAGTCTTAAAAGTATTCTATACTATAAAGCCCGACTGTAAACTAGTTATTCCTTTAACTGGTTAATGCTTAAATCCCGATATTATGTGTAACTATGCTATAGATATATACGGTACCCCCTATGGTCACCTGCCCAGCCCTATAACAACTTTGAAGGCTTTTAATAAACGAAGGAAGTACTATCTATCACTCTAAAGTTCTTCTAAGTCCTTGACACTTCGTAAACTTTATAGCCTTCATGGTGTGTTTTCATTCCTTTTAAGTTCTCCTAAGTTTTGAATCTAAAAAGCTAACAAGTCCTTGCTATGCTTTGCCTCACTTTGAAGAGCTACCAAGTTTGATGCGAGGTCGTGTGTGTG